TTTTTAACACAATTAGATTTAAAAGAATGATTTAAAAAACCACCTAATGGACTTCTAAATATTTGGTCTTCAACCAGCAAGTGTGTCATACCAATTTTTAAACCTTTTTTTAATCTTACTTTAGTAAATATTCCACTACCTTCAATCTTTGAATCTTTTACTTTAAGATAATCTGGAAGAGGTCTATATAATTTTTCTCTTTCATCTGGCATAATTTTTTATAACAGATAAAAAAAAAGCCACAACCCATTACAGATTGTGGCTTAATTTTCTATTTGTTATGCCGCTTTTTTTACTTCTTCTTGTTGTTTTTCAATAAAAGCAACTGCTTTGTCAGCAAGTGACATAGCTTTGAAGATTGCTTGTGGATCATCTTTGATCTTACTAATCCAGCTTTTAAGATATTGTGCTGATTCCTTTTTAGGTTTATTAGTAATACCAAGCAAACAACATTGTAGTGCCGCTCCAAACTCTGCAATCAACTCTTCAAAAGCATAAGAACTATCACCAAATCTGCCTGATAAATCTCTGTTACATCTATCTTTATGAGCAGTCCAGTGTGTTAACTCATGTAATAAAGTTGAATAGTAGTTTTCTGTAGCATTACTTGTACCAGTTTTATTAAAGAACTTTTTATCAACCATACCAATCATATCTTTAGTAGGTGAATAAAAACAATGATCGTGATCATCTTCTATAATTGCACCTGTATTTGCTACATATTTATCAACATCTACATTTGATTTAGCACCATCACCAAGTTTTAAGTATTTTTTAGCTAAAGTTGTTTGATCCATATTATAGACCCAGAAAAAAGCCATATATACTGCACTTGTTGTCTTTTTATCACCTTTTTTATGATTAGCACTATTTCTCTTTGCTGTTGTTTCATATTCATAAGGTTTATAAAAGTACACTTGTGTTGCATATTGATCTGGTAGTATTTCTCCACCATTTGCTTTGATTTGATTAGCTGTACCCCAAACATTGGATTTGTACTTTTTTACTTTCTTTTTTAAAAGTAACCACCAAACATTACCACCTCTGTAGTATTGATTTTTTTTACCAATAGAACTTAATTTAATTGGCATACCATCTTCTACATAAGGCATAATAAAATTAGTACCAGATTTTTCCATTTCTTTTACTAACTCATTTGCTACATGCTTGATGTATTCATCTCTTTTCATTGCTGTCATGTTTTCTCCTTTTTTAGTTATTGGCTACCTCGTCAGTATCTAGTTGCCAAGCTAGACATACAGGCGATAATAAAACCGCCTGTTTCGGTTTATAATTTTATATTGTATTTTTTTGCAAACTTTACTAAGTCACTTTCTATAGACCAAGGGCTTATTTCATCTTCAATAGCCATTTGAGATAACATTGAAGTATCTCCCCAACTATTTGTCATATAACCTGTTTGGTATTGTATATCTTTAAGTAACTCTGCAAGGTCTTTTTCAAAAGCATTAGGTATAATTTTTCTTAAATTAAGACCTCTTACATTTATTTGATTTTTTTCTTCGATGTCTAATCTTACAACACCATTATCAAATAATTCTGTAATTGTCCCTGTAACACCAGCATCTACAGTCCAACTATCAGATATATAAGTTTCTAATAATTCAACTTTATCACCAATGTTAAGAACTACACCGCCTCTGCTTAATACTTCTTTTGACATATTTTCTCCTTTTTAGTTATTGGTATTTCTCATCAGTAGTTAGCCACCACACTAACTAGACAAGGGAATATAAATCCCCTTGTTTCGATTTAGATTATTCTTCTTATTTCCATATTTCCTGCTCTAAAATTAATATCAACATATTCGTCTTTTTTAGAAGTTTTTAAATAATCTTCTAAAGTCATATATTCATCACCATCGTCAAATAATGTTTCATTAGCTTCTTCGCAATCAAACAAATTACTATCTTTGTAATCTTCTCTTAAAGTTTTTTCTGTGTGAATTTGTACAATTTCACCACTATTCCAAATACAAAGGTATTTAGCAATGTTATCTTCTGTATTAAGTGTTATAGATGTTTTCATGTTTTCTCCTTTTAAGTTATGGCTTATCATCAGTATATATCCGCCACGATATATAGAGGGGTAAATAAATACCCCTTTCAAAATAACTAAAGGGCTTTTGTAGTAACCGAATCCTTACTACTAGATAATTTGAAGCTGAACTTCTAATCCGAAGAAACCAGAAAATTTTAGGACTTACTAAAAACTCAATCTACTTCTGAGTGATTTTCTTTATGGTTTAAAGTGGTCAAAAATCTAAATTGCACTTTTTATATGTAAATAATACTTGTAATATCCTGAATGTAAATAGTTTTTATTAATTTTTATTATTTTTTATTAGATAGGAAACCCTTATAAATAGCGCCTTATTTTAAGAACATTAGTAGAACATAATATTTTTCGTTAAAAAGACTAATATTTACCCATAATTTCTAATAAAAAACCTTATTTTTATTGGTTAATTAATTTTTTTCGGTTATAAAAAAAGAATTATGGAACAACAATCTGCTGGAAGACCAGAGTACCAAAAGACTGAAGAAGATGCTAAAAATGTAGAAGCACTAACAATAGCTGGAGTTACTCAAAAATTAATAGCCGAGATATTAAAAATATCAGAACCAACTTTAAGAAAGCATTACAGAACTGAATTAGACACTAGTAAAGCTAAAGCAAATGCAGTAATATCACAGGCATTATTTAAACAAGCTAGAGAAGGCAATATTGCGGCACAAATATTCTGGTTAAAAACACAAGCAGGGTGGAGAGAAACAAATTATCATGAACTTACAGGAAAAGATGGAGATAAACTCTTTGACGAACCAAAACAACTTATTGAAATCAGAAGAGTATTTGACGAAATTGACTTTACCAAATCAAAAAATATTACTGAACCAGTTGCAATGGTACAAGACAGCAAGACAGAATCAAAAAACACCAAAGGGTAATTGGAATACTTGGTTAGTATTAGCTGGAAGAGGTTGGGGTAAAACAAGAACTGGTGCACAAGATATTGCTTTTTATGGTCTTACAAAGCCAAATACAAGAATAGCAATAGTTACTCCAACATTTGGTGATGCTAGAGATACATGTGTTGAGGGTGTATCTGGTCTTTTATCTTGTATTGATGCTGATTTAATTGACAACTGGAATAGGTCTATCGGTGAACTTAAATTAAAAAATGGCACAATTTATAAAACTTTCTCTGCTGAACAACCTGATAGATTAAGAGGTCCACAATTCCACAGGGCTTGGTGTGATGAACTTGGTAGCTGGAGAGATCCTGAAACTTATGACCAATTATTATTTGGTTTAAGATTAGGTGAAAAACCACAATGTATAATTACTACAACACCAAAACCATCTGAACTATTAAAAGGACTTTTAAATAATAAAGATATTCACATTACAAGAGGAAGTACATTTGATAATATAAAAAACCTTGCTGAATCAGCAGTAGAAAAATTAAAAGAAAAATATGAGGGTACTAGATTAGGTCGTCAAGAATTATATGCAGAAGTATTAGAAGATGTAGAGGGTGCTTTATGGAATAGAAATATGATTCAGAAAGCATTAGTAAAAGATGGCGAAAAACAAGAATTTTTTAAGAGAACAGTCATAGCTATTGACCCAGCAGTATCTTCAAACAAACAATCTAATGAAACAGGTATTATTGTAGCTTCTATTGGACAAGATGATAAATATTATATCAGAGAAGATTTATCAGGTAAATATAGTCCAGATGCTTGGGCTAATGTTGCAGTACAAAATTATTATAAATACGAAGCAGATAAAATAATTGCAGAAGTAAATAATGGTGGAGATTTAGTTGAAAAAGTTATAAGAACAGTAGATATGAATGTTTCATACGGAAGTGTAAGAGCAACTAGAGGTAAATATGTAAGAGCAGAACCAGTATCTGCCTTATATGAACAAGATAGGGTCAAACATGAAAAACCGTTACCTTTTTTGGAAGATCAAATGTGTAATTATAATCCTATCAATTTTACTGGCAGTCCTGACAGACTTGATGCTTTAGTATGGGCATTAACAGAATTAACATTAAGAAGTGGTAAAGCATTTTGGAGAATTAGCTAATGGCAAGTATATTTGATAATATTAAAAATTTATTTGGTTCTAAACCAGAAGAAAAACAAATCACAAGAAAAGAAGCACCTGTTGTTTATTATAATAGTGTAAATACAAGTTACCAACAAAAAACAAGATACGATCAACTATCAGAAGAGGGTTACACAGAAAATGCTATTGTAAAAAAATGTATAGACTTAATTGCTAATAATGCTTCAAGAGTAGAATTAAATTTATTTAGAGGTGATCAAGAAGTTGATGAACACCCTTTGAAAGATTTATTATATTCACCAAACCCAACACAAGGACAAGTAGAATTTTTTCAAAGTTTATATTCATATCTCTTAATATCAGGTAATAGTTATATTTTAGAAAGTGGTGCTGAGAATAGTCCACCTATTGAACTTTATACATTAAGGCCAGATAGAATAAGAATTAAAGGTTCTAATACAGCAATACCAAAAGCATACGATTATATTATTGGAGGGCAAATAGCTAATAGCTTTGATGTAGATCAAGCAACTGGAAACTCTAAAGTAAAACATATAAAATTATTTAATCCAATGGACGATTATTATGGATTATCTCCTATCAGATCAGCGGCAACAGATATTGACCAACATAACTTGGCAAATAAACATAATGTAAACTTATTACAAAATGGTGCAAGACCAAGTGGAGCAGTTGTATTTAAACCAAAAGATGAAACTGGAGCACAAATACAATTATCAGATACTCAAAGAAACCAATTAATGACAGACTTAACACAAAGATTTAGTGGTACTGGTAATGCAGGTAAGCCAATGTTGTTAGAGGGAGATTTTGATTGGAAAGAAATGGGTTTAAGTCCAAAGGATATGGACTTTATACAACTTAAAAATATGTCAGCAAAAGATATAGCTTTAATTTTTGGAGTACCAAGTCAGCTTATAGGAATACCAGATGCACAAACTTATTCTAATTTTGCAGAAGCTAAATTAGCATTATACAACGAAACAATTATTCCTTTATTAGATAGAATACAATCAGATTTAAATGAATGGTTGTCTCCAAGATTTGGTGATGATTTAGAATTAAGATATGACATTGATTCCATACCAGCTATGGCAGAACAAAGAACAAGAGTTTTTGAATCTGTTACACAAGGAGTACAAAATGGTATTCTTACAAGAAATGAAGCAAGAGAACAACTTGGCTATGAAAAGATAGAAGGTGCTGATAGTTTATTAGTACCAGCTACATTAATGCCTTTAAATGTTGCAGGTGATGAAGCACAACCAGAAGTAGATGAAGATATACCAGAAGAACAAAACAATTTAGAAAATGAAGATGTAGAAAATGCAGATTTATCAGAAACTAAAAATGATATTACAAACTTTCCAAAAAGAGGTGATAATAAAAAAATATCTTTAAGAAATAGTGAACGACCTCAATTTGATTATAACTTTGCATTTAATGTAAAAAAAGATAATCCAAAAGTATGGAGAGCAGGTGGTAATATTAGAGGTAACGAAGCATTTAATTTATGGACAAAAGCAAGAGAGGGTAGTGAAACACCTGCAGTATTAGATTGGATTAAAGAAAGAGAATCATGGGCGGCAAGACATTTTAGAGATGGACAACAATTTAGAAGTGGTAAAGAACCAAACCTTTCAAGTGTAGCTGGAGTTGTAGCACAAATGAAATGGGGAGTTGTTGGTAATCTTGGTAAACAAGGAATGAAAGATGTTATTTTAGAAGTAATAAAAAAAACAGAGGGTAGAAAAAATTATGATAATTTAATTGAAGTAGAAGCAACACAAGAGTTTGATGAAGAAAAACAGTTATCAGCAAGGGTAAGAGATGCTTTAAAAAAGAAAGTAGATGAACATAATGATAAACATGGAGATAAAAGAGGTAAAAGAGTTACCTTAAGAATGTTAGGTGCTGTTTTCAGAAGAGGTGTTGGTGCGTATAGAAATAATCCAGGTTCAGTAAGACCAGGTGTAAGAAGTGAAGACCAATGGGCTTATGCTAGAGTAAATGCGTTTTTATTTGCTGTAAGAACTGGAAGATTTCAAGGAGGAAAGTTTGATCTTGATTTATTACCATCAGGACACCCTTTAGCAACATGAAGAAAGTAGAAACAAAATTATATATTGAAGAAAGTAAAGAAACAGAAGAATGTAATGTTGTAATTAGAATTGGTACTTTAAATAGCAAATCAGATGCACTTAATTTAGCTAGTTATATTTTTATTACACATGCTTTAGATTTTGCTCCAGAAATAATACACGACCAAGAACCACATGGAACTATACACTAATGTTTTTTAGTAAAAGACAAATACAATTTTTTGGTGCTAAACAGGTAGCAGAAAGAGAATGGCATAGGCAAAATAGGTTAAGAGAACCATTTATAAGACAATATGAAGCTAGATTAAAAGCATATTACGATAAAATGGCAGTAGAAGTCTTTGAAGCATATAATACAGGTTCTACAACGATTTTAAACTTAAAGATTAATGATTTTAGAAAAGACTTGCAAAATATATTTAGAATACAATATACGGTTATAGCTAATGCGTTTAAAAATTATGCACTAGATAGAATGCAGAATGTAAAAGACTTTGATTCTGATTTTGATAGAAAGTTAAACTTGTATATTGAAGAAAATATTGGTACATTGGTAACCGATATAAATGAGACAACTAGAAAGAGAATTGTTGATGCAATCAATACTGGTTATAACAATGGTCTTTCTGATGCTGAAACTGGTACTTTATTAAGAAATACAATTATTGGTTTTGGTGTAGCACGAGCAAATTTGATTGCTCGTACTGAAACTCATAGGACTGCTTCTTGGGCAAACGAGACAACTGCCGAGAACATGAATATTGCAGGAACCAAAAAAGAATGGATTGCAATACAAGATGCTAGAACTAGAGTTACTCATTCAATCGCAAGTGGTCAGCAAATTCCTTTAGACCAAAAATTTGTTGTAGGTGGTGAAAGATTAAAATTTCCAGGTGATCCAAGTGGTTCGCCAGGAGAAACTATAAATTGTAGGTGTTCTGTTATTTACACTACACCTGATTTTTTATAAGGAGATAATATGGAACTAATAATCGGATTTGTTTTAGGTGTTTGTGCTTGTAGATTAAATGACAAGTATGGTTGGGTAAACAAAATAATAAAAAAAATTAAGAGTAAAAAGTAAACAATGCCACTAGTAAAACCAAAAGATAAAGAAAAAAGAGATGACTTTATTGAGAGATGTATGGGTGATGAAACATCTGTAACTGATTATCCAAAAAGAGGTCAAAGGTTTGCAGTGTGTAATTCATTATACAATTCAAGAAATAAAAAGGAGGAATATTCAATGGACGATGTTACTAAAATGGCAGATGCAATTAGATCACTTACAGATGTAATTTCACATAAAATGCCAAAAGATGAAGATGAAATGGTTAAGGAGAAACCAGATAAAAGAGATATATTTGATAACGAAGATGATGCTAGAGAAAGAGCAAAAGTCTTAGGTTGTACTGGTATTCATACAATGATGGATAATGGCAAAAGAATTTTTATGCCTTGTGGAACTCATGCCGCTTATGACGAAGTTAGAAAAATGCATTATGGTAAACCACATAACGAAGAAAAACCTGGTAAGCCAAAAGATGAATTAGAACAAATGGATCACTATGGCGAAGAACACGATAAAGATAAAAAGAAACCAAAAAAGAAATCTGTTTGTGTCTGTCAAGATGATGGCAAATGTCAATGTGATTCAGAAATAAAACAATTAGTTTTTGAATCAGAAGTAAAAGCAGATGACAGTGGTATATTTAGTGGTTATGCTTCTATATTTGGTAATGAAGATCAAGGTAATGACGTTGTACAAAAAGGTGCATTTACAAAGTCTTTAGAAGAAAGACCAGCACCAAAAGTAAAAATGTTATTTCAACATAAAACAGATGAACCAATTGGTGTATTTGAAAATATTTACGAAGATCAAAAAGGTTTATTTGTAAAAGGCAAACTAGCTTTAGGCACACAAAAAGGTAGAGATACTTATGAACTACTTAAAATTGGTGCATTAGATGGTATGTCTATAGGATTTAAAGCTGATCCAACAAAACAAGGTTATAACGAAAACAAAAGAGGTGTAAGAACTCTTAAAGAAGTTGACCTTATGGAAATCAGTTTGGTTACTTTTCCAATGAACGAAGAAGCAATGGTTCAATCGGTAAAAGGTAATTCTAAAAGTATTCGAGAGTGGGAAAAAATCTTGCGAGATGCAGGAGGTCTTTCTCGAACAGAGGCGAAGATAGGTGCGAAAGCATTATCGGAAACTTTAAACCAGCGAGATGCTGATGAAAATCAATCATTAGTTACTTTAATACATAAGGTAGCTAATATAATCAAACAATAACAATGGAGAAACCAATGGACGATCAAGTAAAAACAGCTATTGAATCTCTAGGCAAAACTTTTGAGGCATTTAAAGAAACTCATCAGCAAGAACTAAAAGAAATTAAATCTAAAGGTTCTGCTGATCCGATTACATCTGACAAGCTATCAAAAATCGAAAAAGATTTAGATAAATTAGAAGATGTAAACCAAGCAGTTACTAAACAAAAAATGGCTCAAGATGAAGTAGCAGAGAGAGTCAAAAAAGTTGAAACTATGATGTCAAGACCAGAGTTTGGAAAAGCATGGAATGATGCTTCTACAATCGAAAGAAAGGTTTTTGACAAATGGTTAAGACAAGGTAAAGAAGCATTGGGTCCAGACGAATTAAAAGTCTTGACTGCTTCTAATGATAATACTGCTGGTTATCTTGCACCACCAGAATATGTGCAAGAATTAATCAAGGGTATTACAGAAATATCTCCTATTAGATCAATCGCAAGAGTTAGAAGTACAACTAATAGATCAGTGCAGATTCCAAAAAGAACTGCAACTTTCTCAGCAACTTTTGTTGCAGAGCAAGGGTCTAGAACGGAAACTACTGGCTATGCAGTAGGTCTAGAGGAAATACCAACACATGAATTATATGCTTTAGTAGATATTTCAGAACAAGAGTTAGAGGATTCTGTCTTCAATCTTGAAGCTGAAATGAATAGTGAATTTACAGAGCAGTTTGCAAAAGCAGAAGGTAATGCATTTGTAAGCGGTAATTCAGTAGGTAAACCTGAAGGAATAGTAACAAATTCATCTGTAGGTGTAACAGCATCTGGAGTTAGTGGTTCTTTGAACGCAAACTCTTTGATCACTTTATACCACGCAGTTAAACCTGACTATTCTAGAAATGGAACATTCGTATTTAACAGAGCAACTTTAGCGGCAATTAGAAAGCTACAAGATACTGCTGGTCAATATGTGTTTCAAGCAGGGTTCTCACTACAAGTCGGAGTACCTAACACAATTTTAGGATCACCTTATGTAGAAGCAACAGATGTTGCTGATCTAGGGTCATCTGCAAAAGCAGTCTTTTTTGGAGATTTTAGAAGAGGCTATTTAATTGTGGACAGAGTACAAATGTCAGTAATGAGAGATCCATTCACTCAGGCAACATCAGGAAATGTGCGATACATTGCTAGAAGAAGAATAGGCGGTCAGATTATTCTGCCAGAAGCTGTTCAAATTCTACAGTGTGGAGCATAATCATTATAGGAGGATATAAAAATGGCAATGCGAGATGGAAAATCAGGATTAGCATTTGACGAAAGTTTAAATGCAATCGTAAAAGATGCAGATACAAACTGCACAGCAATTGATTCTCAAGGCTTTTCTTCTGTAGTACACATTGTAAATGTTGGTGCGCCAGGGATTACATTCAGTACAACTAACAAGATTGATATTGAATTAGAACACTCTGACGATAACGCAACATTCACTGATGTAACATCTAATACAGATGTAACTGGAGGAACAGTTGATAGTAATGGTGTTTTCCAAACTATTGATGCTAATGGTGACTGTAATGCAGTTTATGCTATTGGCTATGTAGGTGGAAAAAGATACTCAAGAGTAGTGCTAAATTATAGCGGTACTCATGGTACAGGTACTGTTATTGGAGTTGTAGGTGCTAAAGGATTTCCTTTACATGGACCAGCTTCAAGTCAAGCGAATCAGTAATCATATATTTGTGTGGGCGAGCAATCGCCCATGCAACAAAATTAAATGGAGGATATTATGAAAGTAAAAATGAAAGTAGATGTAAAAGGTGCGGCAGGTAATGGTGAAACAACTATTATGTACCAAGCTGGAAATACATACGAAATGAAAACAGATTTAGAAATGCAAATGGCTGGTGCTTGGACTAATGATGGAAGAGCAGAGCAAGTTACTGGAACAATACAAAAGAAAGTAGCAAAAGAAGAAAAAAAAGCTGAATCTAAAGTAAAAAAAGTTGTTAAAAAAATATTAGGTAAGAAAAAGAAATAAAGGATTTTAAATGTCAGGAATAAAAATTGTAACTGATTGGACAGTTTCAGCAGTAGCAACTTCTGACCAAAAATCTTTTATGCGTGTAGATTTTAGTGATGATGATAGCTTAATTGCTGAACTTATAAAAGCATCACAGAATGTTATACAAACTTATCTTAATAGAGCAATAACTACACAAACTTTAGAATTATATTTAGATAGATTACCATTTTATAATGATATGAATTATCCAGAGGGTGTATTTACTGCACCTGATATAGAATACAATACAAACTTTATTGTATTACCTAGACCACCAGTAGCTTCTGTAACCCATGTAAAATACTTTGACGATTCAGATACAGAATACACTTATGCTTCATCAAACTATTATGTAGATACAATAAGCGAACAAGCTAGAATTGTTTTAAGAACTGGTAAGAGTTGGCCAACAGTAACAGAAACTAGAAATGCAAATGCTTATGTAGTTAAATATGTTGCTGGTTATGGTGGTGCAAGTGATGTACCTGAACCTATAGTACAAGCTATAAAATTATTAACAACACATCTTTACGAAAACAGAGAAGCAGTAACAAGTTTAGGTGTAAATGCAATACCTTATACAATCGGTGCTATGCTTCAACCTTATAGAATTTTAAGATCACAAGCAATATTAGGAGGATAATATGCCAAGTGTTTCAAGAGTAGGTTCTTTAAGAAATAAGATTACAATACAGAATACAGATTTAACAACAGACAATCATGGTGGTTTTACTACTGGTAGAAGTACACATATAACTGCTTTTGCAAAAATTACACCAAAAGCTGGTAGAGAAATATTTAATGAAAGTACAGGTGAGAAAGTACAAAACCCACATACATTTGAATTTTTAATAAGATATAGAGATGGCATAACTACAACTATGAGAATATTATTTGGTTCTAGAACTTTTAATATTGTAAAAATAAATGATGAAAATGATTATAATAATATGATTACTATAACTGCTACAGAAAATGTAGGTACATAATGGAAGTTAGAATACAAATTAAAAATTTAAATGAAACCTTAAAAAAATTTGGTAAACTTAAAGAAGAATTAAAAGAACCTTTTAGAGAGGTAGTAAAAGGTGGTGCACAACTTATAAGAGGTGAAGCCATAAAATCAATCCAAACTGGTCCAAAATCAGGTAGAATTTATGAAAAATATAATCCACGAAGAACACACAGAGCATCAGCACCTGGACAAGCTCCTGCAAGTGATACTGGTAATTTGGTTAGAAATATTAAAGTTAAACAAAAAGACCAAGACACTGTAGAAGTAGAAAGTAATGCACCATATTCTGCATTTTTAGAGTTTGGCACATCAAAAATGTTGGCAAGACCTTTTTTATTTCCAGCATTTGAAAAAAGTAAATCTAAAATAACACAAGCAGTTTTTAGTAGAATTAAGAAAAAAATAGAGGCAATAACAAAATGAGTGATCATAGTTTAGGATTGCAAAAAACAATATTTGATGCTTTAGATGGTGATAGTACATTACAATCTTTAGTAACAGATGTATTTGATTTTGTGCCAGAAAATACCGCTTTTCCTTATGTAAAGGTTGGCGAGGAAACATCAATAGATAATGGCACAAAAACATTACAAGGAAATGAACATACTCTTGTAATTCATACTTTTTCAAGATATAGAGGGAGTAAGGAAACAAAAGAGATTATGAGTAGAATTTATGCTTTATTGCATGAATCAAGTTTAACAGTTTCTGGAGCAAGTCTTGTTAATTTAAGATTTGAGTTTTCAGATATTATAAAAGAAAATGATGGATTAACTACTCATGGCTTACAAAGGTTTAGAGCTGTGATTTTTGATTCATAAAAATTTTAAGGAGGAAAATTAAAATGGCAGTACAAAAAGGAAGTGCTTTTTTATTAAAAGATAATAGTAGTGGTACACCACAAACTATTGGTGGATTAAGAAGTACATCAATGACAATCAACGGAGAAACTGTTGATGTTACAAACAAAGATTCAGCTACATTTACTGGATCATCAGGACATGATATTGGTAGAGTATTAGGTGCAAATATGGGAATTAGAAGTATGACTTTATCTGCAAGTGGGGTATTTACAGATACAACTGGTGAAAATAATTTAAGAGGTGCCGCATTTACAGGATCGGCAGTAAATTATGATTTAGTATTTGGTGATGGTTCAGATGTTAAAGGTGCTTTTATTGTTACAAGTTATGAAAGAGCAGGTGAATTTAATGGTGAAGAAACTTTTTCATGCACACTTGAATCAAGTGGAACAATAACTTACACTAATGCGTAATTATGGAATATAAGTGGACAAATGGTTGGGAAGTGATTAATTTTACTATCAATGACAATCAGTATCATGGTTTTATAAAAGTAACCAAAAAAGGTGAAATAACTATAGAAGCTAAAAGCGATATTGATTGTCGCCCACTTGATAAAATAATTGTCAATTCATATCAAAATCTAATAGTGCAAAAAATTACTATAACACAAAGTAGAGCAGAACTTCATTGTATCGTAGATACTGGAGAGTTAAAAAAAGCAATACAAACAAAGAAAAAACTAAAAAAAGCACTAGGAGATAATGATGAACCAATACAGGGGTGAAGTAAAAGGTCAACTTGGTAATGAAGAAAGAACATTTAGACTTTCTTTTGAATCAATAGTAAATATAGAAGAAAAAACTGGAAAATCTATTGTCCAGCTTACACAAGATATGTCGGTAGCTAAATATTCATTTAGAGATTTACTTACAATTTTGCATGAAGGACTACAAGGTACAGGAAAAAAATATGTACAAGCGGCAGTTGGAGATATGATAATGCAATCAGGTATTTTAAAAGCATCAGAAACTGCAGGAATAGTTTTAGCTTCAGCTTTTACAGGTGATAATAAAGGTGATGAAAACCCTTTAGCCAAAGCGGAGAATACTCAGAAAGATACCCAATCCAACAATACCTAGAAATAGGATTAGGTGTTCTTCGCATGACACCAGCAACATTTTGGGATTTAACACCTAGAGAATATTTATCTGCGGTGAACGGATATTTACTAACTAAAGGTGGTAAAAGTAAAACTCCTATGTTAAAAGATGAAATGAATGAATTAATGAGGAGATTTCCAGACTAATGAGTAATTTAGCTACAATTACAGTACGATTAGAAGCTAATGCATCTAAATTTAAAAAAAATGTAGATCAAGCAAAACAAAAAACAAAAGAGTTTGCTAAATCTACTACTAATTTAAAAAATAAAGGTAAGTTAGCACAAGAGGGAATAAGAAATTTAGCAGGTACTATTGCGGCAGTACAAGGTCCATTAGGTCCAGTTGCTGGAAGATTAAATAGTATTGGTGCAATTCTTGGTAGAATTAATTTAGGAGCAGTAGCGGCAGTTGGTGCAGTAACACTTTTAGGTGTAGCATTTACTAGATTTGTTAGAGCAGGTAACGAAGCAGAAAGAGTTGGAAATAGATTAAGTGCAATTATTAAAGCAACTGGTGGAGCGGCACAATTATCTTCAAGAGATATAGAAATATTTGCTGAATCAGTTGCAAAGGGAACACTTGCAAGTATTCAAGGTGCAAGACAAGCGGCAGGAGTTTTACTTACTTTTAAATCTATAACTGGTGATACATTTAAAGATGCACTAACACTTTCACAAGATTTAGCAGAAGTAGGATTCGGTTCTATAAATACAGCGGCATTACAATTAGGTAAAGCATTAGAAGAACCAGAAATAGGTTTATCTGCTTTAAGGAGAGTTGGTGTTAGTTTTAGTAAAGAACAAAAAGATTTAATTAAAGTATTATCTTTGTCAGGCAGAAAATTAGAAGCACAAAGAATAATTGTTAAAGCACTTAAAGACCAAGTAGGTGGTACAGGTAAAGAGGCGGCAGGTGGTCTTGCTGGAGCATTTGATACACTTGCAGAAAATGTTAATTTATTTTTTGAAAGAGCGGCAGGTAGTGTTATAATAGATACACTTACAGCGGCATTAAAAGGTCTAAATGACATTGTAGAAAGATTTGTACCTGATTTAGAAGATTTTTCAAAATTAACTGGTGAAGAATTATCTGCAAAAATTAAAAGCAATACAGAAGCTATAAAAGATGAAACTGCAAAACTTAAAGAGTTTAAAAGTTCTATTACAGCGGCAGTACTTGGTTCACAAAAATTCGGTATAGCAAAAAACTTTATAATTGCTAGAATTGAAAGAAAGATAAAATTATTAGAAAGAGAAAATAAAGCATTAAAAGAACAACAAAAAGTAAATAGTGCAAGTGTAGATCAGGAGAATGAAGCTATTAATATAAAAGATCAAGCATTAGCAAAAATAACAAGAAACCAAAATAGACAAATAAAATTAGCAAATCAAAGTAAAGAAGCACAAACCGCATTAAATACAGAGTTTAAGATATTTGATGCTATTATATCAAAACTTGGTGATAACAAAGAGGGAAGAAAAGTAGCACAAGATATTATAGAAAATAATAGAGGAGTTTTTGAAAAAAATGCAAAAATTTTAGAAGATTTTAAAAGAGCATCTCAAGAAGTTGACGATTTAGCAAAAGGTATTGGTGATGCTTTTTTTACAGCTGGAGATACTATTGCTGATGCATTTGCAAAAGGAGAATTATCTTCTTTAAACTTTAAAAATGTTTTGAGATCATTATTAATAGATATACAAAAAACAATAATACAAGTTTTAATTTTAAATAGAGTAAGAGCAGGAATTGAATCAGGTATAAATAAAATATTTGCACCTACAAAACCAAACTTATCTGTACCATCTAGTGTAAGTATTGGTAATCCCACAACAGGCAGAGCATCAGGTGGATCAGTACAATCTGGTAATCCAACAATAGTTGGTGAAAGAGGACCAGAATTATTTGTTCCAAGAACTGCTGGTAGTATTGTACCTAGTAGTTTGACACCTGGAAAAATGGGTGGTGGAAGTAGTGTAGTTATAAATCAAAACTTAAATTTCGCTTTAGGTGTAACAAATACAGTAAGAACAGAGATAGCAAATCTATTGCCACAGATACAACAATCAACTATAAGCGCAGTAGCAGATGCTAAATTAAGAGGTGGTAAATTTGCAAAAGCATTCGGAGGATAATTATGGCAGTATTTACACCATCGTACCCATTAACATTTCCAACTAATGTTGGAGTACAAACGCAAAGGTTTTCTTTAGTTAGAACAGTTGCAGTATCATCTTCACCTTTTACTGGACAAGACCAAGTAGTACAACACGAAGGTGAATTTTGGACAACCCAAATAAAATTTCCACCAATGTTAAAAGTAAATGCGGCACCAATAATTGCTTTTCTTTTACAATTAAGAGGTCGTAGAGGAACTTTTGCTTTAGGAGATCAAGATAGAAAAACAATACAAGGTGTTGCAACTGGAACTATAAGAGTAAATGGTGCTAGTCAAACTGGCAATCAAGTAGCTTTAGATGGCTTTGCAAATAGTACAAATAATGTTTTTAAAGCTGGTGATTATATACAAATTGGGTCTTATCTTTATATGGTAACAGAAGATGTAAATAGTAATGGTTCTGGTGAAGCTAATGTTAAAATTGAGCCATCTTTAAGACAAAGTATTGAAACAATCGCTGATGATGCAACTGTATTATATACTAATACTAAAACTTTATTTAGATTAGATAGTAATGAAACCGGTTGGGATACTGACCAAGTAAGTAAATATGGCATAAGTTTGTCAGCAACAGAGGCACTATAATGCCAAGAAGTTTAAGAAAAATTATTGTAAAATTAAGAATGTTATATTGTGATATTAGAGGTCATCATGGTAAAAAATGGAATTATGAACCTGGTGATCATTACATGGGCATGAATAAAAGGAAAAGAAAATGAAAGTAAGTGATAACACAAATATACAACTACCTTTAAGAAATTTGATTTCAATCATAGCGGCAGTTGCATTAGGAGTTTGGGCATACTTTGGTGTTATTGAAAGACTAAATACTATTGAAACAAATGGTAAATTAATGATTGCTGATGTTGAAAAAAATACAGAATTTAGAATAAAATGGCCAAGAGGTGAAATGGGATCACTTCCTGCAGATAGCGAACAATTTTTATTGATAGAAGATATTATTGTTGATGTTGAAAAAATAACAGCAAGAGTTGATGAAATGATGAACAATAAAGTTAATATTGAAAGATTAATCAAAGATGTAGATAAAATTGCAGAGCAGTTAGAAATATTAAAAGATAAGGTAAGAGCAAATGGAAAGAATCACTAGAAAATTTTTAGATTTTATTAAAGAACATAAAAGAAGTCGTGTTAATAAAATCATAGAAAAAAATAAAAAAGAAGTAAATATTAACAATTATGGTTCTCATAGATATATGATTAAAGAGGGCACTAATAAAGGTAAGATATTATGACAGAAGTAGTTGTAGCTTTGATAATGATGTTAAATGGAAATATCATTGAGCATACTTTTAAAGAAAAAATGAGTGATTGTTTGCGATCTAAGAGAATGGCAGAAAGGGAAGTTAGACCAGAAAGAGTACAATTTTCATGTAAAAAGGTTGAGGCAAAAACAGAAATTTATCAAGGTAGAAAAAAAATACTTAAAATAATGGAGTAAAAAATGGCTAGAAGTATAACAACTGCATTTAAAAATGCAATAACAAGCCAAGTTGTAAGACCTTTTTTGGCAGTTGAACTAGAATTTAGTACAGGAACATTAAGGTTTTGGAATGGTCTTGGTGATTTAACAATGAGTGCTGGTGGTTCTTCTAATACCTTTACTGGACTTGGTGATTTAATGGGTGTAAGTGCAATAGGTGAAAGCGATCAAATAGAAGCAATCGGTGCAAGTCTTTCTTTAACTGGAATAAAATCTAGCTTTATATCTACTGCTTTGACAGGAAATTATACAAATAGAAATGCAAGTATCTTTCTTGGTGTTTTTGATTCTAGTAAATCTGTTATAGCTGATGTTTATACTCTTTTTAAAGGAAAAATGGATATAATGAAAATAGATGAGGGTTCTGAATCAGCAACAATAACATTAAATTTAGAAAATAGATTAATTGCATTAGATAGACCATTAAACAGAAGATTTACACATGAAGATCAACAAGAAAGATTTAGTGGTGATTTAGGTTTAGAATTTGTACCTGACTTACAAGATAAAGAAATTATATGGGGTAAAAAGACTTCATAATGAGAGTAGATAATTGGGACACAAAATTATCTAATTATATTGTAGAGCAGAGTAAAACAAAATTTGTAAGAGGTAAAACTGATTGTGTTAATTTTATACTTGGTGGAATAGAAGTAATTATTGGTAGAAAAGTATTTGATAGAGAATACAAGAGTTTAAAAGAAGCAAAAAAAATTTTAAAAGAATTTAATAAAAAAGATTTATTAGAAATAGCGCAAGATATAGCTAAAGAAAATAATTTTGAAGAAATAAATACATCTTTTGCTAGAAGAGGAGATGTGGTATTTCTAAAGACAGATGAAGAATTAGGAGGAACAATGGGCATTTGCCAGGGTGAATACAGCATATTTAAAGCCAAAGTTGGTCAAGAAAGAAGATTAACTAATAGTTGCGATATTGCTTGGAGAATAGAATAAATGGGAAGTAAAACTATAAAAACAGCTTTAGTAGTAGGTGCAATAGCAGTCGGCTTTGCGGCAATCCCAGCTATTGGTCCATCTGCATTTGCTACAAAGGTAGGAGCATTTGTTGCACCAAGTTTAGGGGCAACAGCACAAGGTCTTATTGGAACTTTTTTAGTATCAGCAGGAACACAATTAGTATTAGGTGCAGTAAATAGCAAATTAGCACCAGAACTTGATCCTCCAGATTTAGGTACAAACTTACAACAAGGTACTATGGTAACTGCTAAATCAGGTATCGCACCACATAGAGTTATATATGGTAAAACAAGGGTTGGTGGTGTTATGGTTTATGCAGAAACTACTGGAAGCACTAACGATTTTTTACATATTGTTATTGCTATTGCTGGGCATGAAATAAATAATATTACTAAAATTTTTTTTAATGAAAATGAAGTACCAACAACACAAGATGGTACCGATTCGAATGGAGTTGCTAGATTATTTCCATCAAGCGGAAATCAATATGAGGGTAAAGCGAGATTTAAAGTACATACTGGTACAGATAGTCAAGCGGCAGATGCAGATTTAGTTTCTGAAATAACACAATGGACAACAAGTCATAGATTAAGAGGTATTGCATATTTATATGCAAGAATTAATTTTGATAGTGATGTTTATCCAAATGGTGTACCAAATATAACTTTTGAAGTAGAGGGTAAAAAAGTATTTGATCCAAGAAGTAGCGCAACAGCTTTTAGTACAAATCCAGCTTTATGTATTAGAGATTATCTGTTAAATTCTGATTATGGTCTAGGTGCAGATACAACAGAGGTAAATGCTACAAATATTACATCAGTTGCAAACACTTGTGATGAAACAGTAACAATAGCTAATCCGTCAGGAACAGAAAAAAGATTTTCAATGAACGGAACATTTACTTTAAATAAAGCACCAAAATCTATTTTACAAAACATGCTTACTACAATTGCAGGTCATTTAATTTATTCAAATGGTCAATTTAAAATAAGACCAGCTATATTTGAAACACCATCAGTTACTTTAGATGAAAATGATTTAAGAACTGGAATTACTCTTAATACAAGAATATCTAAAAAAGAACTTTTTAATGCAGTAAAAGGCATTTATTCAGAACCAGATAATAATTATCAACCACAAGATTATCCAGTTTTAACTAATTCTACTTTTGAAACAGAAGATAATTCAGAAAGAATATTTGGTGAGTTTAATTTTCCAATGACTACATCATCACATACAGTACAAAGACTTGCTAAAATACAATTACTTAAAGCAAGACAACAAATAAGTTTTGTAGCTGATTTTAATTTAGATGCTTTTGAGTTAGATATTGGCGATACAGTGCAAATAACAAATACTAGGTTAGGATTTTCAAGTAAACAATTTGAAGTTGCTGGTTGGTCTTTTTCTATGAATCAAGGAAGTGAAGCACCTACACCTTTAGTATCATGTGAATTTAGAGAAACAGCAAGTGCAGTTTATGATTTTGCTACAAGTGATTATTCAACAGTTTCTAGTGGTAAAGCAACAAATTTACCAAGTGCTACAACAGTTTCTGCTCCAAGTGGATTAACTCTTACAGATGAATTAGTACAATATAATGATGGTACAGTTATTGTTAAACTTGTAATTAATTTTACTGCACCAACAGACAACTTTACAGAAATATTTGAAGTAGAAGTAAAACAATTAACAGATGCAGATGGTAATTCTGTTAGTGATGATTTTAAATTAATTGGAAGAGGTACAAGAACTAAATATGAATTTTTAAATGTAATTGATAAAGCACAATATCAAGTCAGAGTTAGAGGTGTAAATATTTTTGGTGTAAAATCTTCTACTATAACTGGCAATAGAACTATTATTGGTCAAATTGCACCACCATCTGATGTAGAAAACTTTGCTTGTAATATAATTGGTAAAGAAGCACATTTAAGTTTTGACCCTGTTCCTGATTTAGATTTATCACATTATAGAATAAATTTTAGTCCATTAACAACTGGTGCTGAATGGCAAAACTCAATAGTATTAGTAAAAAAATTATCAAGACCAGGTACTTCTATTGTTGTTCCAGCTAAAACAGGAACATACCTTATAAAAGCTGTTGATAAACTTGGAAATGTATCAATTAATGCTAGTAGTGTAGTTACACAAATTACAACAATAGGTGAGTTTACAGATTTATTATCACAAACAGAAAACCCAAATTTTGATGGTACAAAAACAGATGTAGTAAAAACCACAATTGGTGATGATAATACACCTTGTTTAGTATTAAAGGGCAATCAACTTTTTGATGATGTTACAGGTAATTTTGATTCTATTACACAGACTCTGTTTGATGGTGGTGAAAATGCAACTGTAAAATCTTCTGGTACTTACGAATTTTCACAAGTCGTTGATGCTGGTTC